TTTCATCATTAGGGTCTAACCATTTAGTTATCTGTATCATCTTCATCCTATAGTAGCTCCATTTACGTTTAATTCTAAACTCAATCCTTCTTTCTCTCTATTTGCTGTACATTCAATCTTTAAATATTTGATTAAATTGTTTTCATCCTTATAAGGAGTGAGAGAGAGGACTTTATTAGCATTATAACCAATTCTAAATGATCCTTTTGCTGAAGTTATATCCATTCCTTCATGAAATGCTTGCTTTGTTATTTCAGATACTGCAAATACTACTACATTATTCTGAATTGCAAGTTCCATTAGAGCTTGAGATACCTCTTCAACCTTCATGTTGTTATCTGATTTCTGAGATCTAAATAAACCCATGTGATCTACAACAATTATTTCAGGTTTATATGGTAGCATCATTATACGTTTATTCAATTCATGTGCATAACAACTATTATAATCTATGGTAAGCCAATCAAAGTTTTGAGATATACCATTAGCATACTGCTTGTAATGAGCTCTCAATTCTTCTTCAGACCAACCTTTCTCCATCATAACAAATCTCATCCACATCTGACGTGGAGACATTTCCATCTCTATAAAGTATGTTGGACGTTTGAGTTTATTAACCCAGTTTTGTAGCAACATAGTTTTCATAGATTTAGGAGGAGCTTGTAATATCACAACTTCACCTGGATATATAGGAAAGGTTTGATTATAAAACTTGCCTATATCTATAGGATCATGATCTTTTGTCAGAAATTCAACAAGTTCTTTTTCCATAGATTTAGCATCCATTAAGTTTTGAGACTTTTTAGATTTATACAGTCTACAACTAGACCGACAATGATTATCCATATGGGTATCAGTACATCCATAGTTATAACCATTTCCATTATGACCTTCATAGCAATCAGTAACTATTTTATCCATTTCTGCTTTAGTAAACGGATGCTTAGATAGATCTACTCTCTGTCTCCAATCTTCCATGATTAAGCGTACAATATGTTCAGGATATCTCCATCTCAAATAACCTGAAATTCTAAGAGCTATTTGATGTCGTGATCCTTGGGCTGTACCTGCCATCATAGTTTGTATACATGGATACCAGACAGGATCTGGATTTCTACCAAGTGTTACAGTTTCAAAATCTTTATCACTAGCTTTAGTTTTACGTTTCAATACATCAAATACAGGTTCGCACTCTAATGTAGTCCACTTATAAGTAGATCTTTGTGTTTTTGCTAATTCTTGTATTTTAGTTATTGTACCATGTAATTCAGCATGTGTTAAAGGTATTTTATAAAGCTTAGATTTACTATTTAAAGTATTTACTATCCTTATCAATCTTGTTTTGTCAGATACAGATACATCTGCATATTCGTATATACCTCTAGCTTGCAATTCATCTTTAACTTTAAGATGTAAATTAGGCGAAGGTTTCCATCTAAATGCAGATCCAGGTATTCCTAAATGAAATCCAGTTCCAGAGAAATAGATTTGATATGGTATACATAAATCATCTAACAAGATTGTAAGTCCAATAGCTTTCTGTTTAGCTTTATCTGGGTTTTCTCCATCAACATCTAGGAGAAATTCGTCAGGCATATATAGCATTCCATCATATGATGCAAGAGTTTTCTTTTCTTTAACATAATCAACTACGTGACCATCATAATCCCATAGGGACATAAAAGTATCTTGTGCCATGCCTACCCATTTCTCAACGTCATGAACATCACCAAAGTGATGCCTATTTGATAATCCGAATGCAAATTCTTTTATCATTCTTTCTCCTTAAATTACTTCATCACCAATACATTGAGTTTCTGGATATAATGCATATTTCCAACAATAATTAGCCTTGCCATAGTTACCTTTTCTTTTAATTGAAGTCTTTTTTAAAGCTTCTCTTTCAGTCAAGGTATTCATAGACCTTCTAACAGATGTTATTGGATACTTTTTATCATAACTTGTATTTAAGATGTCTTGTATTTCAAATGGGGTGAATATAGCATTACTATTTCTTGCAAATATTAGCAATATTATATCATCTTGCTTCATAGTCTTAAGATAAGATTTCTCTAGTTTTTCACCAACTTCATTTGTTGTATTGTAAAATGTCATGATTTATCTCCTAAAAATTCTTTTGTTTTGTTGACTAATATTTGTTCAGCTTCAGTTAAATCACTATCCATATATGTTACCCACATTTTCAACAGTTCAGTTCCATATTCAAGTCTATTAATTGCTTTATACAATTCATTACTTATATCTTTTGGTATTTTTTTCATTTATTCTCCAAAATGAGAAAAGGCTATATCTTAAGCATATTATTTGTAAACAATAACACTTAGAGCTGTTACTACTCTTAATGCATACAGGAGATATAGCCTATCTCAAGGGTTATTTAGAAAGGAATGGCTTTTCCATCAGTAGTAGAGGTATTTGTTGCAACAGTTGTCCCAACAGTACCATCTTCACTTTTTGGATTTAACATGTTTTCTAAATTCTTTTCTATACCAGATTGAATGGCTTTTACTTGATCAGCAGTATAAGATAGATGCTCACCTTCATGCTCAACAGGAGCTATGCTATCAAACATACGTGTATAACCATTGCCAGTTTTCTGTTCTTTATAGAATAAGACATGAACTTTCTTACCAACAAGACCTTCAGCTTCATCATCATATTGGATAACAGGCTTTTTACCAGTTGGATCTTTAAGAACTCCCATTATTCCAGCATTTGCATACTTGAATAAGTTGGAAACTTTAAATTCTTCACCAGTTTTCTTGTTAATTACTTCATAAATACGTAAATCCATATTGTCAGGATATCCATCGAAGTTGATAGTTACATATCTTTTATCATTATCACCTTGCTTATAAACTCCATATTTAGCATGAGTTATTGTAAGTTCATGCCATCCATCTTCGAATTTACCACCACCACTATTTACAGCCATTGTTTTAACTGCCATTATTTTACTCCTTGTTTATTGTTAAGACTTGCAGCGTGCTTTTTGGTAATTCCACCACTTCCAGCACTGTTTCCATCATCATCATATTGAGCTATTCCTACCATTGCAGATAAGCCATATCTACGACCATATGTAATAGTAGAGCCAATAGCTTGAGCAGTTGCTTTTTCTACTGGCATTTTCAATCTTGATTTAATCCATTGTCCAGATTCATGCAACAACATTGTAGTTACATAAAATTCTCCTGGTTTGCCATCATTTCCTTGAATAACTGATAGTCCATACTTAGTTAGATGTGGAAAAGATGATTCAATTACTGTATGTAAATCTGCATAACCAGAATTAAAGAATGGATTAGTGGATTTCTTCTCAGCTCCTTTTATTTCAGATTGAGCTTTAGATAATGCACTAGCCAGCTTCTCTATCTTATCAGACTTCCATAGTTCTTGCAAACCATTAGACTGTTCAAAGATTTCGGGGTCAGTATCCCTATTAGGAATATTTTCTTCCATTTGAACCTCCTTAAGTTTCTATTTTTATTGGTTTTGATTTCTCAGCTGTTTACGCTTAATGAGTTCAAGCATTCGGTTTTTAATTATTGTAATAAACTTATGAGAGCGTGATTCGTTCAAAGAACGTAAATATAGCTCTAAATAAGACTTAATAACAATATCTTCCAAACTTGACTCACTAACCATAGGGTAAATATAATGTGATAATTATCACATATACAATAGAAATTAGCTAAAAGTTAGTTTTTCTTCTTGGGGTATAATAGACTTAATCTTGTCAGCAATTGCTATTATTTCCTCAAAACTATAACGATAATCAGATAGCATAACTTCTTTAAGTGTTTCATCTATTTGAGCAGATGTTTGTTCTCTTATAGCTATTACACCTTTATCATTAATTTGATCTACTATTGTAAGCCTATTTCCAGATTTATCTATAAAATTAGCTTGATTTTTCATCTTTAACCTCTGTTATTTTAAGTTCTAAGTTGTTAACATGTCCTAAATGCTCACTACTTCTTATTATTTCTTTGACATGAGTTTTGTCTTCAGCATTTACTTTAATTGGGTATGATAATACTACATCAAATGTTTTCACTTTTTTAGTCTCCTTATATAATTATCAGTTATCATTGATTTAATAATGGGAGTTACTCCTCCGGTATTCTTATCACTAAGTTTACGGAGGAGTTTATCGGCCCATTCTAGTTGCTCTTTGCGACTAGAAAACTTACGCATTACGTCATCTTAACAGGAGGAACATAGTTAGCATTACTTGATATAGCATTCCATGTTTGTCCAGTCTGTATCATACCATCACCATCACGCCAAGATAAAGCAGCTTTAACAGTAGCAGATTCTAATTCTCCACCACTTCTCCAGCCACCAACACTAGGAGTACCCTTAGCATTAGCTACACCTTCAAAATGACTTTCTCCTGTAGAAGGATTAATCATTTCAAGATATAAACCCCATTGATGACGTTCTTGTCCAGATGCTAAATCAGGAATATTTACATTAATTAACCTGTAAAATCTTCCATCGATAGTATCTTCATCTTCTATCTTAGTTTCCAATGTTTTAAGAATTTTCTCTAAACCATGGAAATTTATGATATCAGTACGATATTCAACATTACGATGTTTAAATACATCATCTATAGGAAGTAAAGCAAAGTTACCATTAGCTTTATGATATCTAGTTAAAGCTTCAGTATTATTCTTATTAGCTATACGATTCATTTTACGAGAATGTTTATCAGATTCTTTAGCTTTACGATAATTTAATACAGATTGACGATTTGGTTTATT